GCCAACTTTATAGCTGAGCTTTTCCCAATCGTTCCACGTACGAACCAGTTATTGACCGACTGAGCACTGACACCGCAAATGCGAGCCATGTCTGACTAGTCCACTTTCTAAGTTTCAAGGATCTCATTAAGCTTTGAACTTGTGGATGGTTAATCTGATGAGTTTTTTCTTCNATGAAAGAATTCTAAACCAAAAGTTTAATAGCTCAATATTCAAAATGTTGACTTAAAGATAAACATTATGTTTAATCATTCTTGTTGCCAATGGAGTTGATTATGAAAGCTATTGATAAAGCCATTAACAAAGCAGGAACCGCCACACGATTGGCTGAATTGCTAACCGTTAGCGCCATGACAATAAGTCATTGGCGAAATCGATACCGCGGCGTTGTGCCCGCAGATCGCGTCCTGCAAATTTATGGGGTTACCGGCGTAACTCCCCACGAGCTGCGCCCCGATCTCTACCCAAACCCTACTGATGGTTTACCTAAACAGGAGCCTTAAGAATGCAGACTGTTTCATTCCAACAGAGTAACAGAGCTTCCTCTAATCCACTGATATTCCCGTGTCATCAAAGCGAATCGGCAGAGCGGGATATTGATCATCGAGATATTTGTTCTGCAGTCCGGGCGTGGGCAGCGTCAGAAGGGCGCGTAGCTGTTGCGCTTCAAATCCAAGAAGCGGCGGAAGAACTTCAACTTGATGGCGTGGATTTCTCAGGTCAGGCCGATGTGTGGAACGTGAAGCTGTTCCGCTGGCTCGACAACAAAGAAGACTCCGCATCGTACCGAAAGAACGTCGAACAACTCGTGCCCGCGATCATGTCTGTCTTACCGCTTCGATACCGCGACCGTGTCGTTAAAAACGACTCATTTGCCTACCGCATGGCCAGGTTGGAAAAAGAGGTGAGTGAGGCGAAGCAAGCTCTGATGCTCGATGCACCGAAGAAGGAAAAACTGAAGGAGTTAGGCGAGGGGATTTTCGAAATGTTCCGTGTCGATCCGGACCTTACGGCGCCGCTGCTGGCGATGGTCACAACCATGCTGGGGGTAATGTGAAGACTTCAGAAAAGGCGAAAGCCGCGGTGCTCGAACACCAACGGCTTTCAGGTGCAAAAACGGAGTGTAATTGCGGAGCTAAGTATGTCAAACACAGCTGAAATTATCAATTTCCCCCACAGAACCGAACAACCGGGAGGTCGTATGGCCGACCTGTCGAACGGGTATACCAAGGTCGCTAACGAGATCCAACAGCTTAAGCCTCGTCTGAGAATGTCAGGCCGGGAGTGGCAGTGTTTTGAAGCGGTGATCTGGCTTACCTACGGCTGGAACAAGAAACAGGACCGCGTTACGAACACGGTGATTGCCGAGCTTACAGGGCTGAGTGATTCCCACGTTTCGGATGCGCTCAAATCGCTCGCAGATCGCAAAATTATCTTCAGTCAGAAGCAGGGCGTGATGAAAACGGTCGGTATAAATACTGAGCTTTCTGCCTGGATTTTAGACAAACCGAAAACGGGAAAAGTCTTCCCGAAATCGGGAAAAGTGTTACCGAAAACGGGAAAAACCTTCCCGGAAACGGTAGACACCCAAGACTATAACAAGAACAATATTAAAATATCCTCGTCTCGGAATTCTGACGAATCCCGAAACCAGAAAACTCAAAAGTTTCTCTCTCGCCATCCTGAAGCTGCCGCCGGGATATACACCCCTGCAGGTAAATCATGGGGATCCGCTGACGACCTCAAGGCCGCTCGCTGGATTTACGAAAGGCTTCTCACCGTCAACGCTTCGCTATCCGAACCAAACTGGGCTGAATGGGCAAACACCATCAGGCTGATGCGTGTTCAGGACAATCGTACTCACTACGAAATCTGCGACCTGTTCCAGTGGGCCAACAGGGATGAATTCTGGAAAGACAATATCCTGAGCCCTTCGAGTTTGCGCAAGCAGTGGGATCAACTCACAACCAAACGGCTGCGCGCAACCGGAACGGCAAAGCCATTCCGGAGCTGCATTGACCTGCATAACACCGACTGGATTGACGGGGTGCTGGAATGAAAAAACTTGCCGAGAGCATTCGCAATTTTGACCGGGAACAGGCTCGCCGCGTGGCGCATAACTTGCCTGAGCAGTACACCGAGCGCGAGCAAACGCAGCAGGTGGCGCAGATTATCAACGGGCTATTCGTTCAGCTGGCCGCTGCGTTCCCGGCAAGCCTGGTTAATCGCAGCCAGGAAGACGTGAACGAGATCCGCCGTCAGTGGGTGCTGGCCTTCAAAGAAAACGGGATCACCACCCTGGAACAGGTTGAAGCGGGCATGCGAATGGTGCGTCGCCAGGAGCGTCCCTTTCTGCCTTCACCGGGACAGTTCATCAAGTGGTGCAGGGAAGGGCGCTGCGTGCTGGGGATCACCGTCGCTGACGTTATGGCCGAATACTGGAAGTGGCGCAAGCTGGTGTTCCGGTACCCGAGCAGCGAGCAATATCCGTGGCCGAAGCCGGCTTTTTACCATATTTGCCTCGAACTGCGGCGCCGCGGAACTGATGGTCAACTGAGCCATAAAGAACTCGAGCGGGAAGCTGGCGATATTCTGGACATGTGGGAAAAGCGGGTGCTGGCCGGGAAGTCGATTCCGCCTGTTCGTAGGGCGCTGGCAGCGCCAGTAAATCCCAAAGGGCCGACGCCAGTTGAGCTTTTGAAAGCCAAATATGAGCGGATTAAGGCCGAAGGGAGGGCGTAGGGAACAAATGGTCTGCTATGAGCGAGGAGCGGAAGTTCGCACTTAATCTCGCAGCCAGATAGTCGCATTACTAACCTTGCGGCATGTTAGTCAACAGGGATCAGGTCAATATGTTGCGCCATACGTTTGCGAGTCATTTTATGATGTATGGTGGGAAGATACTTGTGTTACAAAGAATAATAGGACACTCTAATATAAGAGAAACAATGCGTTACTCACATTCTTCTCCTGAGCATCTGGAAGATGCCGTATTGTTTAACCCTCTTGCCAATTATCATGGGAATAGTAATGAAAACGAAGAGTTTAACGATTGGAGCCGTAAGTACTTTCATTGAAAGGATTATGGGTTTTAGTTTTGAAAATACTTCACCCACAGCATTTAGAGGGCATAAGAATGATACGTGGGAGGCGATCCCTTCTATTTTTAGAGATGAGTATGCCGAGGCTTATAATAATGAGAACTCTATAGTTCGTGATATTGTTTCGGCTCATCCTGCCGAGTTTGAGTCAGACAAAACTATGTTTGATCGACTCGTTAGAATGCAACATTATTCATTGCCCACGAGACTTTTGGATGTGACTATTAATCCTTTAGTTGCTTTATGGTTTGCCACTGAAGAGAGTGATGATAAAGTATATTTGTCTAATGGTAGGATAAGAAATAAAAAAATGGATGGAAAGGTTTTCATCTACTTTATACCTGACAATCGGAAGAGATATTATGACAGTGATACGGTTACTTGTTTATCTAATCTCTCCAATTTAAAAAAGAAACAAAAAGATGATTTCCTAGCGAGAGCATTTGATTTTTCTAATCGAAATGATGAAATGGTTAATATAATAAAATATTTCAATGATGAAGATGATAGTGTTGATCAACTTTATTACCATGCAGGGATGGAGAAGTCTCATTTTAGAAAAGTTATTAACCCCAAGCATTTCATTAGCCCTGTTTATGTCAAACCCAAAATGAGTAATAAAAGAATTATCGCTCAATCAGGAGCATTTTTACTTTATCCTCATCACCCAGAACTAACAAAAAAACATCAGGGTAACGATCTAGATATTCATGTGGAAACATTGATTGTACAGGCAAGAGCTAAAGCCAAAATTCGTGGGCAACTGGCTAAGTTGGGAATTCATGCTGGTTCAATTTTCCCGGAAATGGATAAAGCTTCAGAATACATACTTGCTCAATATAATAAATAAATTTTAATTCATATCTGCGTGAAAAATTATAAACTGTAAAGAGGTTGATCATGGATTCTTCAAGGTTTTATTATTTAGATGATAATCTGAAGGAATTACTGCTTAAATCGAATTTGAATGAAGGTGATGTGGTATCTAAAAATAGTGGAATGTGTGGCGATATATATATATTTGATCGTGGTTCTAACACAATCCCTCAATATTCATGTGCAAAGATCCCTAAATTGATAGATGGAGTATCTGTTAAGGAAATCTATGCTCGGTTTGTTAACGAACTTGAAAACCAATTAAAGTACTACCACCATCAATACGTCCACTGGGCATATGATTTCAAAGAGGTAATGGGAGTTCCGGTAGCGCTCTTTCGATACTGGGGAAGTGACCTCAGAAAGATTATCAAGTCTTCCTCCAGTTCTGATATTAACAAAATATCCATTATGGCATATTTATGTGCTGGGCTTAGACATTGCTACAACAAAGGACTTGTTTCTCATCAGGATTTAAAACCTGAAAATATATTTATTCGAAACATGAGAAATGATTTCAGTGTTCAAGTGGAACAGGATGTATATAAATTTCCGTTGGTAGGTGATTTTGGGTTGGCTAATGCATCTGTGGATTCTGATTTTTTTGATGGGGCACGACCCTATATGGCCCCAGAACAATGGGAAAGGAGGCCGTTATCTTCTAAGACTGATGTGTTTGCTTTGGGGGTTATTTTATTTGAGATGATGTCAGGAGGATACCATCCTGCAGGTATCAAACTGAGTGATTTTTGGCCTAAACCGATTGAGGGAAATACTAAAAAATGGACTAAGGCTGAACCATGGAGGAGGTGGGCATCAAATGGAGGAGCTATCTCAACAGATGTTGAAGTTCTCGTTGATGGAGAAATTCTAGTACTTGTTAACAAAATGCTTTCATCAAATCCTGATGATAGGCCTGACATGAGCTTCATGATTGATGACTTACTACAACTCTTGAGGTCACGAGATATGAGTAGCTTTATTCAAGTATCGCACTTGATTAGTCATTATGATTCTCAGGCCTCACTAGTAAGTCTTGAGGAATCCTGGCCATATCTATCTCAGCGTTGGAAGATGTTTAAGGCAAGTTTGGGTGAAATTGATAAATAAGAGAGCTATTGGAAGTATCCCTGCAAAACGAACATCAACTTTTAGGGAGTCTCTGGCACTCCAACGTCCGTTC